GAATCAAGCCGCACACGGAGACTTAGCATAATGGCTGGCAAGATTATAGCAGATACGCTGGAACACAGCACCGCAGGGTCAGTGACTACGGACTATGTTGTTAATGGTAGTGCGAAGGCTTGGGTAGATTTTAATGGTAGTGCGACAGCAACAATACTAGACAGTAATAATATTGCTTCTTTAACAGACCAAGGTACTGGTCAATATCAGTTTGCTTTTACTAACAGTATGAGTTCACAATATTTTTCTATATCAACCAATACAAGTAATAGAGATAGTAGCAATGCTGGTGTTGATAGAAGTTCTCAGGGTGGTTCTAGTTCATCTAGTAATTTTCATTACGAAATTTGTGACATTACAACTACTTCAAACATTGACGCTGTTGCTGGTCACGCATCAATTCACGGAGACTTAGCCTAATGCAAACACCTGATTTCAAAGGCACACATCTCTGGGACAGGCTATGCTGGGCAAAGGAAAACCTAGACGGTGTGCAGTCTGACTACCGTGTTGTCTATGAGGACAGCATTGATGAGTGTGCTAAGATACTTGTGCCAGACCCTAACTGGATGGCTTGCGCTTTGCAGGGCGGCATCTTACCGCCAGTGTGGGTCTACCATGAGTTAGCAAAGGATGAAGCTCAAGAAGACTTTAAGAAGCACACTAGAGGCTACCTATTGCACGAAACAGAGCCTGTTGGTCCGATGACTGAAGAAGAAGCTATTGAATATCTTATTATGAAAGATTGTCCTAGTAGTGTATGGAAAACTTATAATGAAGGTAACCGTCCTAAGATGGTTATCTGTACTAAACAACAACTGCCTCAAACGAGGGAATGGCGCAACTCATGGAAGATTGCTGCATAGGAGAAGATAATGGTAAATACTTATATTGTAGATAAGGATGGTAATCAAGCTGATGCTGCCAGTGTAACTGTACCTTCAGGTCGGCATTTCCGTGGCGCATGGGTACTTAATGGTAATGTCATCAGTGAAGACCTTGACAAAGCTAAAGAAATATTTAAAGACAAAGTTCGTGAAGTACGCAAACCACTGCTTGATGCAGAAGATGTTGTATACATGAAAGCACTTGAGGCAGATGATGCAACAGCTAAGGCAAACAGTGTTACTCGGAAGAACTCCTTGAGAGACGCTCCTGCAGCTAGTGCTATTGACAATGCAACAACAATAACTGAACTTAAAGCAGCATGGGATAGTGACTTACTTGGTGACAGCCCTTACGCATAAGGAGGCTTAAATGAGTCAAGCAAGAAATTTTGCTGATTTACTGGCAAGTGGTACTACTATTACTTCAGACAAAATAGCTAATAATGCTATTACATTAGACAAAATAGCTGATAACGTTGTAGATGGTAAGGAGAACCTGATAATCAACGGTGATATGGCTGTGGCACAGCGCAATAGCTCGTCTGCGGTGACTGTGGCTCACAATAGTTATCAAACAGTAGACCGTATCTTATTTTTGATTTCTAATGATGGCGCATTTACAAGTGAGCAGTCATCTACCGCACCTGATGGGTTTTCTAACTCTTTGAAACTTGCTGTGACAACGGCAGACACATCGATAGGTGCAACACAGTATGCATATTTTGACCACAGGATAGAGGCACAAAATTTACAGCATCTTAATTATGGTACAGCATTAGCAACAGACATCACATTATCTTTTTGGGTTAGGTCTAGTAAAACAGGCACATACTGTATAACTGTGCAAAAAACAGACTCTACACGTTATCATTTTGTTAAAGAATATACAATTGATACAGCCGATACTTGGGAGCATAAGACAATTACTATAGCACCAGACAGCAATATAAAGGCATCTGGTGGCGCAATAACTAATGATAATGGTGATGGATTAAGAATAAGTTGGTTTTTGTCTTGTGGGTCTACATACGCTAGTGCGACTGACAATGTTTGGTCTAGCGACACAAATGATTATGCAACATCAAACCAAGTAAACTGGCTGGACAGCACCAGTAATGATTTCTATTTGACAGGACTGAAGCTGGAAGTCGGCTCTACCGCCACGTCTTTCCTGCACGAAAGCTATGCTGAAAATTTAGCTAAGTGCCAGAGGTATTATTACAAACACTGTGAAGGTATAACTCAACACGTTTCTTTGGGGGATGCGCATCAGACAACTCAAATGGATGCTGTTGTTCACTTTCCAGTTACTATGAGGGCAACACCTACTTTAGATGCAAATAGTGGCACAGGTTATTGGGGTGTCTACATAACTGGTGTTTTAAGAACCTCAAACGCAGGATGGACATTGTTTAGAGCAATGCCAACTGGCACAACTATATATAATCAAGGATTTTCTAGTATGACAAAAGGACATGCTGGGCGAGTAATTGTAAGTAATGCAAGTGCATATATGGCTTTTAATGCGGAGTTATAATTATGAATGAAATGGTAATTACATCAGCACAGTACACAAGTCACGATGGCACAGAGAATGATGCAATCACAGCTGTTATTGACGGCAAAACATTGTCTGTACCCCTAGACCCAGATAACCGCCACTATGCCGCCATCCTAGAATGGGTAGCTGAAGGCAATACAATACAGGAGGCCGAATAATGCCATATATAGGAAAGTCTCCTGGAAAACTAGGAGTTAGACAACGATACCATTATACAGCTACTGGTGGTGAAACATCTAAAAGTGGCACTGATGATAATGGGCTTACACTAAAGTTTGAAGACGGTGAATACGTAGACGTATACATCAATGGTATTCTTCTTGTTGCTGGTTCTGATTATAATACAGCTACAGCCAATACTATTTCAAGTCTTTCTGCACTAGCTGCCAATGATATTCTTGAAGTAATTGTTTATGATATCTATAGCCTGGCAAAAGTGAACAGTGAAGCACAGCGTACCAAGTATTACGTCACGGCTACTGGTGGTGAAACAAGTATAAGCGGTACAGACGATGATGGTTCTACTATTACCTTTACTGCTGGTGCGCAGATAGATGTGCGACTTAACGGTGTATCACTAAAGCAAGGAGATGACTACAATACTACAGTGGCTAATACAGTAGGCGGTCTTACTGCTCTTACTGCAGGACAGCTTGTAGAGATTGTAGTGTATGAAAAGTTTGTGTTGGCAGATGCATTAAAGAAATCTGGCGATACTATGACAGGTGGACTGAGTGCGCCTAGTATTACCAGTACTGGCGACCTGACTGTAGATACAAGCACACTTTATGTAGACAGTGCAAACAACCGTGTTGGGGTTGGCACTACCTCTACAGTAGCGCAATCAAAGATGACTGTTGCTGGTAATTCATTGTCTATTACTGGGTATGACAACGGATTTACTTCTGGTGGTAACAGAGCAATGATTGACTTTGGCGCAAACTATATGCGTCTAGGTGGATTAACAGGTGGTGGTTCTACTGTAAACGGTATTAAGTTTATCACTCCTGCTGGCGGTGATGCGGCTATTTTGGATAGCGATGGCCTCAAGTTTAACGGTGACACTGCCGCCGCAAATGCGCTGGATGACTATGAGGAAGGCACTTGGACACCAACAATTAGTAATGGAACGATTAGTGTTAGCTATGCTTCTTATACAAAAATTGGCAATACAGTGCATCTTCGTGCAACTCTTAGCACTTTTAGCGATAGGTCAACTGCAAGTGCCATAACAATAGGTGGCTTGCCTTATGCAAGTGCAAGTAATAGCAAGACTAGTCAGGGCATATTGGGAAGGTATGTCAATTCTGGTGGGGATGCGATTGTAGCTTACATAGGAGAAAGCTCTTCTGTACTGTACTTTTTTACAACAAATCAAAGTGATGCTTACTATCAAGTGCAACACAATCACTTATCATCAAACTCATCTAACCTTTTTATAACAATATCATATATTGCATAACCTGATTGGATTATCAGGCAGTCAGTCCAGCCAAAGGAGATAAAAATGGCACTAACAAAAGAAACAGTTGAAGATAAGATTGAAGTAGTTGGCGATTACAAAGCTATCCAGATACGGACAGCTACAGTAATCAAAGACGATGGCACAGAGATTAGCCGTAGCTTCCATCGCAAGGTAATTCATCCTTGCGTAAAGTCAGGTAATACTTGGTCAGATTATGACACATCATCTGAAAGCACTGAAGTACAGGGTATTGCATCTGCTGTGTGGACAGACGCAGTTAAGACTGCATACAAAGCAATGGTGGATGCACAGAGCATCTAGGAGAACGCATAATGACTAGAGCAAGAGATATGGCTAATATAGCTGCAGGATCTTTTGATGTTCCTTCAGTAGCCGATGGTATTATCACTTCGGCTAAGCTAGCAAGTGGTGCTATTACATCTGCTGCTTTACCTAGTGGCTCAGTGTTGCAAGTGGTATATGATTCAACTAGCGTTGGGGAAACCACTACGCAAACCAGTTCCACTAATCAAACAACAAGTGCGCTTAGTGTAAACATCACTCCCAAAAGCACATCGAG